TTAATTTCCTTTAAGTGATTATATTTAGATTTAGTATAAAAGTCAACAATTTTTATTGTCAAAAGTCAAATAAATTATTGAATGTGTTTTTAGTTTCTGTACTGCGGATGTCCCAACTTAGTACACCGATAAGGTTGTCTAACTTGTTGTCAATGATGGCGCTTTCCATTTCGTCGTGATTGAACGGTAAGTCTTTAAACCATTGAGGTAATCGCAACTCATCAACAGGATATGCTACTGATGTAAAGCCCAATGGGTTGTCTTTGACTTTACAAACAATAACTTTCATGCCGTCAACAATACCCATTGAATATTTGTCGCCCATCATGCGTTTGAGTGTATTCCAATTAATACTTGCACGAACGTGTCCGGGCATATTGGCTTTACCAGCCTTTTCTTCTTTGCGTTGATATTCCGCAATGTTGTTGGCACGTTTAGGTGATCCTTTTTCCCATCCGGGACGAGCTTTGAATTGGCTTCGGAACACAGTAATCATGTCAAGTACTTCTTGTTCTTCTGCACCAGTTAATACCTTTTCAAGTACTTTGCTTAAGAAGTCTTGCATAAACTCTGGAGTATCACTACGCTTAAGGTCAAGACCCATAGCTTTGATATCACCTGGCTTGCCATCTACGTCTTTACGCTTGCCTTCTTTGTCATAAACAAGTACAGCATAACGCTTCTTGGTAATAAACAAGCTCTTTGAGCCAACAACTTCACGACCGGCTTTGATAACTTCGCCACGTGACTTTGGACAGTGGAATGCTTGTTCCATAAAACCTACAAACGTACTGTTAACTTCTTCTGCAATTTGATCATAAAGTTGAACAACAGTTTCTTTTGTCCAAGGAATAAGTCCTTTGTCAATGTCTTTTTGTAAGGTTTTGTAAGCAGAAAAGTAACAACTGTCAGTATCGCCATAGATAATGGATTTGCCTACGTGATTGTATTCGCCTGTGACAATTTCATTTACCTTTGCAGCCATGTGCTTGGCAATCTGACGACCAGTTAATGTAGTTGACTGTCCAAGACGCTTGTCAAAGAATCTGCATCCGCTTTGTAACAACGCACCATACAAACTGTTCAAGTTAATCTTTTTAACTAATTGTCGCTTGTCCCAATAATCTTCTTCAATCTTGTTACCTGCTTTAATAGCTTCTTTAAGTTTGGCCTGCATTTCTTTACGTTCACTGTACCAACGTTTTAGCAAGCCTGGAATAACAGCTTCTTTCTCATAACTAAAGATAGTACCGTTAGCACTAAGCATAAAAGGATTGTTACTTTCAAAAATTAGCCTGTAAACTTCGGCAGCACTAAGAACACTGCTGTCTCCGCCTTCCCAGTCAATAGTGATTTCTGTACCAATCTCTTGTTTCATTACAGCTTCGTACTCTAATGATCCAAACATACCTTCCCATGCAGCCGCAAAGCTTTTACCTTTGGCCATAAGTCCTTGAATATAAGCATCTGTCTTTGTTTGACGTAATTGTCCAACAATACTTTCTGGACCCATGTTCAGAGCACGAATGACGGAAGGATACAAACTGTTAATATCCAAAGAGCCAATCCAGTCGTGTACACCTTCTTTAGGATAAGCAACATACGCACCTGCGGCCTGTGTATCTTCGCTGTCATCACGAGCCTTACGATTAGGAATTTGGAATCCTCTACGATGAGCTTCGTTAATAATAGCCTGCTCAGTAACTGCAACAGCACCCATAATAGTAGGCAACAGCACAGTGTTATCATGTGCAATAGTATTGGCAAGATCTAGAAACTTTAATTTCTTATCCAGCTTGTCCAACAATGCAGTATCTTGACGGTTATATCGAATAAACTCTTTAAAGTCATTGTTGTATAACTGGTCAAGTGTGCCTTCGTATTGAACTTTAGTTTCGCCTACTTCAAGTTCACCGATAGCGTCCAGTCGATAAGTGTGTCGTTCTTCATAGTTGTATTTGCGGTACAGCTCGAGACTGTCCAAATGAACACGACCAACCAAGTCATAAGTAGTAGCTGCTTTTCCAAACTTTTCGTACTCCCGCTTTTTAGGAAACTGATTCCATAAACACAATCTGCGTGTGTCTTCTTTGCTTAGTGTTTTAATAATGCGGTTAACAGTATAAGGCATATCGAAACCTTCACTGTTCCATCCACTTAGAACATCTGCATCTTGTATTAAGTTTAAGAACGTGTCCAACATGTCTGCTTCACTATCAAACAGATAAGTGTTGGGAAAGTCTTTAATTGCTTCTTGTGCCTGCTCCATAGTCATAGTCTTTGGAGGAATAGCAAGACAGATCAGTGTGTCAATCCATTGTAGGTGAACAGCGATGGCAGTAATGGGCATAAATGCGTCTTCAGGCGAAGCATAGCCGCGTTCTGGATCAAAGTCCACCTCAATGTCCCAAAAAGCTACATTAAGCTTGGGAGGTTCAGCATTGAGATAATTTTCACTAAGCGTAACGAATGTAGGTTTAAAATCCGATTCGTATAACTTCTTGTTGCTGTTGATTGCAAGTTCCTTACGGAAATCTTTTGAATTCTTACAAACAATTTTTTGAAGGGTTTCACCATGTGTACTGGTATACTTGCCTCGGGGATCGGGTACGTAAAATGTGTATTTTACCGGAAAGTCTCTAAACACCCTTTTTCCGTCTTTAGCTCTCTCAACGACTTTGACAATGTCATTGTCGCGATCAAACATCGCATCGACATACATATATTTTTCTCCTTGAGATTTTCGGCTCTCAAATACCAACAAGATCATTTATAGCTGATCAAACTTTACTCTTACATATTTAGTAGTCTAACGTAGCCAATGACATCAATAGTGACCAACAGTAGATAGTTAGCCACCATGCCTGTGCTCTTTCGAGTCCAAGATGCCCATGCAAATATTGCACATTGCAAAATGAATATTGGATACAGATAGAAAAACAACGGATCAGTTGCGCCAGCTGCTAATGTTAGAGAGCAGCCCAGGCTCATAAGCCATGCTGTAATCTCTAATGAAAACCGGGTAGGCCACTCCCGGTAATCAGTCCTTGCCCAAACGTAAATGCCTTTTAGAAAGTTCATTAGTCTTTCGGCAAACGTCCAGTAACACCAAGAATCATTTCTACATCTTCCCAAGCTGATTCGTGTTCTTTCCAATTGTCTTTGTGTGCAATAGTAATTGCTTTATTAATAACGCTTGGTTTAATTTCCAATTCTTCTGCTACTGCTTTAACAGTTTCTTTCAAACCTTCTTTTAAATCTTCAATTTCTCGCAAAACGGTTGAGCCTTCGTTAATAAGACGTTCCAATTTGGCTTTTTCTTCTGGCCCATACATACGTGTTGACATAACTACTCCTTAAAATACTAGTATACATTAGTTATCATTAGAAGTCAATAGCCAAATGATTTGCTAAAAAGCTCAAACGATGTTATAATTAATTTATGAAAACACTAGCTTTTATCACTTTATTGGCATTCGCAGGATCTACAGTAGCTCAAACATATGATGCTACAAAGAACCTACGTAAATCTGTAACCATTACCTGGGAGGTAGTTGATGATGTAAATAAAGCCTGCGCCGCAGAGTACGCCAAGTATGGACACAAGCTTCCTTACAAAATGGATGCATGTGCCGTATGGCAAGGTAAGACCTGCAGAATCATTACTAAGAAACGTCCAACCGAAGCTGATGTTGGACACGAAGTAATGCACTGTTTCCAAGAACACTTTCATTAAAAAAGCGCCCTAGGGCGCTTTTTATTTGGTTTAAAACTTTTTAAACACCTGCGTCTTTTAGATCTGCACTTGCGGCAATCTCACCTTGTGTACGCTTGTCGTCGGCTGCACGATTATTGATAGCATTGATAATACCGTTGTATTGTTTCATCAACTCAATATCTATAGGATCTTGACTATCTTGTAATTCATTAGCCATTGCATTTAATGCTTCTACATCTTTAGGATCTGGTGCCGCGTTTGCTTCTGGCTTACCACTAACCGGAGGAGGTGTAGTAGTAGCTGTATTCGGACCTGGTACAGGAGGTGTTGGTTTCTTCTGCATAGCTGACATACCTGCTACGCCTGCTGCCGCACCAGCCGCTGCCATTGCAGGTTTACTTCCTAACGCTGATCCTGTTTTTGCGCCTGCTGAAGCTGTTTTATTTACTACTTGTCCTTTATTTGCACCAGTAGTTGCCTTTCCTGCTACTTGGGCAAATTTAGGATTTTTAAAACCAGCAGCTACATTTTTTCCAAAAGTAGCAAGAGCACCTAATGGATTTTCGTTAATTTGAGGATTATCAATTTGTTCTAAACGGGCTCTTAAAGCTGCGATTTTTTCTGATTCTGACATAATTTTTCCTTTGGGATTATTTATTTTGCTTGAAAGCTGAACATCTGGAAACTGTTTCATGGCCGCTGTAGTTGCTGGTCCCATTTTTCCATCTGCTTTAATTTTTGCACCTTTAGCAATCAACTGTTGTTGTAATGCAAATACTTTAGGATCTCCACCTGGAGGAACTTGTACTTTTGGCTGTGCAGGTGCTGCCGGTGTCGCTGCTGCTTGAGCAGGTTGATCTTTAGCTGCGGCTGCTGCAACTTGCTCGTCGTCTGGTAACCAACTTCCAGTACGCATCTTATCTCTAACGGCTTGGATGCCTGTTCCAAGAAGGGCTGCACCAGTTCCTATTCCCGGAATCATACTTGCAGCTCCTGTCATACCCGCAATGGCAGCACCTGTCTTATCACCAGCTTTTAATCTGTTATTTGCATCATATGCACCTAGTGCTGCACCTGCGCCTGGTATAACTTTTCCTAGTAATTTACCGCCCGCTTTGGCAGCAACCGGTGCCGCCGTAGCGGTAGGCGATTCGATCAATCGAATTTTATTTAACGAATCGCTTATACCGTTGTTCATTGTCCTGCAACACCTTGTTTAGCCATGTTAGGATTTCCTACTGCTGCGCCACCGCCTGTATTAGCAAACCCTGCTGGTTTACCGCCTACTGGAGGTTTAGGAGCAGGAGCAATGTGTTTAACCTTTGCAGGAGCAGCTGGTGTTGCTGCCGCACCTGTTACTCCGCCAGTCTTAGCTAACTTATCCATTAATGCCTTAAACTTTTCACGTGTAGCTGCCACTGCCGGATCAACTGCTGCTGGTGCTGTTGGTTTAGCTGTGCCATCCGCTGCCGCTTGTGCAGCCGCTTCTTCACCTGGATTACCTACGCCAGTTGCGGCACTTGTTGAATTGCCGCCAGCGGCCATAGCTCTTCCGGCTGCGCCCATTTCTGCATCATCTCTATCTGCTTGATTAGGATCCATTGTTTGTGTTGCCGGTGCTGCCGGCTTTGCAACTGCCTTACCTTTGTTAGGAGCACGAGCAAGAATAAATTGATCGTTAATGTCAGGAACGCCTCCTCCTTTAGTCAACCATGCTTGATCTGCTGGACTCATTGCTGCAAACTTTTCAGCATCTGCACCTTGGTAAGGATTAGCAACAGGTGCTTCTTCTAAGTTAAATTCTCTTAGTAATTCCTGTGCAATAGAGCTTCTAAAAACAATGCCTTCGTTCTTCTTTTTCTTCTCAGCTTTCTTTTGATCAGAATCTTTGCCGCCATCGTCAAATGTACTTGATTTACGAGTATACTGTGTAACACCTGGCTTGATTTCTTTTTTGTCAAACTTACCAGTTGTTTTTTCCTTATCAGCACGAGCCTTGGCATCTGCTACAGTTGGAAAACCTTCATTAAGAAGTTGCTTGCTTTCGATTTGATCCATCTTGGCAATGAGTGCTTTTAAGTCCATTTTATAATCCTATATCTATAATATATTTATTATTTGTGCTCACTTTAAAGTCCACGGTAGCGAATCGCTTTCCTTGCCCAGCAGCCGGGCCACACTTATATAAC